CTTCTTTCAGAATGTCAAACTGGTTCTCTCCGTCCTCATAAACTTCACTAATTGACCGTTGTATACTTTCTGCGCTTAAATAGGCTTTTCTCTGGTCATAGAAGTTCACCTGATATTTGCGAGGCAAACTTGGAATGTCATCTACATCAACCTTATCTTTTGAAAGAGCTTCAGCATATGCGCCACACAAGGCAGAAATATAGCCCGATTCAAAATCATAAATCTGAGACTCATCCAGATGAATTGGTAGTTCTATCGTCTCTACATCAATAACCAATTTCCCATTTTCAAAAAAAATTCTGTTTTCCGCCAAGTTCTTAATGCTAGGTTTTGCATCATGGATAGTCAGAACAATATTAACATCATGAATTCCTTTTGCCAGTCCATGAAAAATCTGATTCATAATATCTTGCATCGCTGAGCCTAGTTCATTTATTTCTACAAGAATTCCTTTTTTATATAAGAAATCTTGTATATGCTCCTTATCAGCTTCGAAAAGTTCATCAATCTCCTCAGCAAAATCAGCACCGTCAAATCTACTACAGATTAACCCTGCTCTAGCCTTAGAAATGAATTTTTTACCTTCATAAATTTGGTCTTGCATGTTTAAGGACATTCCACTTGCTAGTGGATTGAACTTATCATTCAAGGCCATTTTTTCTTCTTCGTCAGTCATCGGTTGGCGCAGAACATCTCCAACAAGTTGCACAACAAACACTCCTGCTCGTTCTGTTGGTGCCAAAAAATCTTTTAATTCTCCAGCCACTTCATGAAAATACACTACGCCTTACCTCCTTTGACCTAACAGGTCAAACTGTGGTCATCCACAGTCAAATTCAAAAATATCGAATCCAATATAATAAAACCATGATTTATGTATTGCATAATCCTTTTGCAATTATAACACATTTTTCGCCGTTTTACAATCCGATGCGCGTTATCGTTTATAAATAATTTGCGAACGTGAATTTTTTCTTATTTATGATTGTAAAACATCTGCCCTGAGCAAGGCGTAAAACTACTCTCTTGAACATCAGCTCACCATCTTCGTGGCCACGTGGTGTGTTCGTAGTTGATGAACAAGAAAACATTATCAATAGAGTGCCAGCTTACGAACGGCTGGTCACCGGAAAGAAGCGGAGGAATCCGCACGAGGTGACCAATCTTATGAAGAATACTGGCAGCCATAACGGTTATCTCCGCTTCGAACATGAAGCCAACGGAGGTAAAAAGTTATGGCAAACAATGAAAATCAGAGTAAATCAAAGCAGTATCGTATCTACATCAAAGAAGCCAAGCGCTGGGTGGATGTCAACAAAGAATTCTATACAAACTACTACCGCGACATCAACGCTTATCGAAAGCGCCAGCAGGAGCACGGACGCTGTGTCTGTCCTGCCAGCAAACGTTACTTATGCGACATGGATTGCTTCACTTGTCCTTATGCCAAGGCTGGCGACCAGCTTTCCCTCGATAACACTGTGAGCGACGGTGACGGGAGCGAAAAAAGCTGGCTCGACGATGTACCGGATGAATCTGCAGCTATCGCTGAAGTGTTGGAGGATGCAGAACTTCTTAATGCCCTCTACGCAAAGCTGAACGAGCTGGACACAGAAGGCCGTCTTATCTGCCAGCTTATTATGGAAGGAAAATCGGAACGTGATTGTGGCAAGGAAATGGGCCTCTCTCGTAATACATTCGTATATCGCAGGAACAAGCTGTTCCAGAAGCTCCGCTCCGAGCTTAAGGACTACATCTAATATGAATGGTCGTCCTCTGATTTTTCAGGGGATGATTTTTCTTTTCAAAAACTTTTTTATATTTTTTCGGCCAAACGGCAATCTCACCTCCATTGAGTAGTGTAAGGCGAAACAAAGCGACCTACAGAAAGCGAGGTGAACATCGTGAAACAGACTTTTCACAATCGAAGCGGCACTGACGCAGAAGTGATTGCAACTCTCACCGCAATCAGTCAGGTATCCGCAAGAATGGCGAAGAATCTCAGAATCATCGCCGCACACAGACAATCCGAGGAAGGAGGAACAGTAAATGTCAAAAATGAGCGATATGGCTATGACCATCGAAGAGCTGAGAAATGCTGCCGCTACTATTAACGATGCAGCAAACTGGCTCGCACAGCAGTTTTCATCTGACGATAAGCAGCAAAATGAAAATATTACTGCTAAACCAGAAAAGAAAACAAAATCTGCACTGACTCTTGAGGAGGTTCGAGCTGTTCTGGCTGATAAATCTCGTGCCGGACATACAGCTGAAATTCGAGAGCTTCTTAAAAAGTACGGTGCAAGTAAGTTGTCACTCGTAGACCCGAAACATTATGAAGCCCTGCTTAGGGAAGCGGAGGTGCTCTAATATGCCACCTAAAGGACATGCAATCCTCTCCGCATCCTCTTCTGACCGCTGGCTCCACTGCCCGCCGTCAGCAAGGCTCTGCAAAAGCTATGAGGATAAAGGCAGTAACTATGCTGCAGAAGGCACAGATGCCCACTCCCTTTGTGAGTACAAGCTCCGCAAGGCTCTCGGAATGGAAGCTACAGACCCTACCGAGAATCTCGACTGGTACAACGCTGAGATGGAGGATTGTGCCGCCGGCTATGCCAGCTTCATCATGGAGCTTTTGGAAGAGACCAAACAGACCTGCTCCGACCCTGTTGTTCTGATTGAACAGCAAGTGGACTTCTCTCGCTGGGTGGAACAAGGCTTCGGAACCTCGGATGCCATTCTCATCAGCGACGGTACCATGCACGTGATTGACTATAAACACGGTCTTGGAATTCTCGTATCCGCTGAGGATAATCCGCAGATGAAGTGCTACGCCCTCGGTGCTTTGGAGCTATTCGATGACATCTACGACATCGATACGGTTAGCATGACCATCTACCAGCCTAGACGTCAGAACGTTTCCACCTACGAGGTCAACAAGGATGACTTGTATCAGTGGGCCGATGAAGTTCTGAAGCCTACCGCAGACCTTGCCTTTGCCGGGGACGGAAACTTCCTGTGTGGTGAATGGTGCGGATTCTGTAAAGCAAAGCATGAATGCCGAGCCAGAGCTGAAGCCAATCTTCTACTCGCACAGCACGATTTCAAACTGCCGCCACTGCTCACGGATTCGGAAATCGAAGTCATCCTCTCCCGTGTCGACGAACTGGTCTCTTGGGCAAGTGACATCAAGGAGTATGCACTCCAGCAGGCAATCAGCGGTAAAGAATGGACCGGCTGGAAGCTGGTCGAGGGTCGCTCCAACCGCAGATACACCAGTGAAGGCGCCGTGTCGAACGCTGTCGAAGCTGCTGGTTTTGACCCTTACGAAAAGAAACTGCTTGGTATCACAGCCATGCAAAAGCTGCTTGGTAAATCTCGCTTTGAAGAGCTCCTTGCAGCCTATATCGAAAAGCCACAAGGCAAACCCACTCTTGTGCCGGAGAGCGATAAGCGCCCGGCAATGAATACAGCAAAAAATGATTTTATGGAGGAATACGACAATGAGTAAAAATGTAAAAATGACAAATCCCATGAAGGTTATCACTGGTCCTAACACACGCTGGAGCTACGCCAACGTCTGGGAACCAAAATCCATCAACGGCGGCACTCCGAAGTACAGTGTCAGCCTGATTATCCCGAAGTCTGACACCAAGACTGTCGCTAAGATTGAAGCGGCTATCGAAGCAGCCTACCGTGAAGGCGAATCCAAGCTCAAGGGCAACGGCAAGTCCGTACCGGCGCTTTCCGTACTTAAAACTCCTCTTCGTGACGGAGACCTTGAGAGACCGGATGACCCTGCATACGCTGGCAGCTACTTTGTAAATGCCAACGCCACTTCTGCTCCGGGCATCGTGGATGCAGACCGCAATCCTATCCTCACTCGTTCTGAGGTTTACTCCGGAGTCTACGGTCGTGCCAGCATCAGCTTCTATGCTTTCAACAGCTCTGGTAATAAGGGCATCGCCTGCGGCCTTAACAATCTGCAGAAGATTCGTGATGGTGAGCCTCTTGGTGGTAAGGCATCTGCCGAATCCGACTTTGCAACTGATGACGATGATGATTTCCTTGATTAATGGATGTGACAAACTATGGAGACAATCATGATTAGTACGATTCTTGTAAACATCTGTATCGGCTGTTTCGCTTGTGTGGGACTTGCTACTGCAGTCTCTATCATTCAGAGCATCATCAATGACCATAAGCGTGAAAAGCGTGAACAGGAAAAGGACAAACGTGACCTCGAATACCACGAGAAGCGCATGAAGGACTTTAAGTAATCTATCAACCCGATGGCGGTGGCCCCCACTGCCGCCATCGACATTTTTCGGCAAAAGGAGACAATCTATGAATGAATTTGTAGAAACATTGAATCTCTTTATTGGCAATGTCATCGCCTATACCTTTTTGGTAGCGGTATATGGTTTCATCATCTACAACGTAGGGAAAATCATTCTCTACCTTATCCGCTATGCGGTATACCACATCCGCCGTGACATCAATAAATACAAATCCAATAAAGATAAACAGTAACACGGCAGGCGGCAGGGATTTCTCTGCTGCCTGTTTTGTAGAAAGGACAATCTCATGAAAACACTCAGTATTGATATTGAGACCTACAGCGATGTACCTCTTCAGAAGACCGGTGTCTATCGTTATGTTGAGTCTCCCAATTTTGAAATCTTACTCTTTGCCTACAGTGTAGACAGCCAGCCCGTTCAGGTTATCGACCTTGCCTGCGGAGAACAGATTCCAAAAGAGGTCCTCCTTGCCTTGGAGGATGAAACTGTCATCAAATGGGCCTTCAATGCAACCTTTGAACGTATCTGCCTCTCTCGCTTCTTAGGTTATCCGACCGGAGAATATCTGGATCCGGAAAGTTGGCGTTGCTCCATGATATGGGCCGCCACGATGGGACTCCCACTCTCCTTGGAAGGTGTCGGCGCTGTTCTGGGTCTGGAAAAGCAGAAGCTCTCAGAAGGAAAAGACCTCATCAAATACTTCTGCCAGCCTTGTGCTCCCACGAAAACCAATGGGCAGCGTACAAGGAATCGCCCCTTCCATGCTCCGGATAAATGGGCCATGTTCAAAAAATATAATATCCGTGATGTGGAGACCGAAATGGGCATCCAGCAGAGGCTTGCAAAGTTTCCGGTACCAGTTCAAGTCTGGGATGAATACCACATGGACCAAGAAATCAACGACCGTGGTGTACGTTTAGACATGGAGCTTGTTGCTGCTGCCATCGAAATGGATACTCGCTCCAGAACGGAACTGACCGAAACCATAAAAAAAATCACGGAGCTGGAGAATCCTAACTCCGTCCAGCAGATGAAGGCTTGGCTTTCTGACAATGGTTTGGAAACAGATACCCTTGGCAAGAAGGCTGTAGCAGAGCTCCTAAAGTCTGCTCCTCCGAAGCTCTCGCAGGTTCTCACCTTAAGGCAGCAGCTGGCCAAGTCCTCTGTCCGCAAATATCAGGCAATGGAAAAAACCGTTTGCGCTGATGGTCGTGCCCGTGGCATGTTCCAGTTTTATGGTGCCAATCGAACCGGCAGATTCTCCGGTCGTAATATCCAGCTGCAGAACCTACCGCAAAACCATCTTTCGGACCTTGCAGAGGCTCGCTCTCTGGTGCGCTCAGGTAACTTTGAAGCTGTGGAGCTTCTCTACGAAGATGTGCCGGATACACTTTCCCAGCTTATCCGTACTGCTTTCATTCCAAGAGAAGGAACGCAATTTCTGGTAGCGGACTTTTCTGCTATCGAAGCCCGTGTCATCGCATGGTTTGCCGGTGAAAAGTGGCGTCAAGATGTCTTTGCCAAGGGCGGCGATATCTACTGCGCCTCTGCCAGCCAGATGTTCAAGGTCCCTGTTGAAAAGCATGGCATCAATGGCCACCTGAGACAAAAAGGCAAAATTGCTGAACTTGCCCTCGGCTACGGAGGCTCAGTCGGAGCCTTAAAAGCGATGGGAGCACTGGATATGGGTCTTACTGAAGAGGAGCTTCCTCCACTGGTCGACGCATGGAGACAGTCCAACCCGAACATCGTCAAATTCTGGTGGGATGTGGACCGAGCTGTCATGGAAGCCGTAAAGTTCAAGCACACCACTTCCAACTATGGTCTGACCTTCTCCTGTAGGAGTGGCATGCTCTTTATCACTCTCCCATCGGGAAGAAGGCTCGCATATGTGAAACCGAAGATTGGAACGAATAAGTTCGATGGTCAGTGCACCACCTATGAAGGTGTCGGTGGCACCAAGAAGTGGGAGCGTCTCGATTCCTATGGCCCGAAATTTGTCGAAAACATTGTGCAGGCAACGGCCCGTGATATTCTCTGTTATGCCATGCAGACACTCCGCTACTGTTCCATTGTCATGCACATTCATGATGAAGTGGTCATTGAAGCGGACCCTCGCATGTCCTTGGATGCAGTCTGTGAACAAATGGGTCGTACTCCACCTTGGGCCAAGGGACTACTTTTAAGAGCTGATGGCTATGCGACACCTTTTTATAAAAAAGATTAGATTTTTTCGGCCAAACGGCAAACTCATCTCCATTTAGTAGTGGAGATAGAAAATTTCATTTCTGTTTTTCGTCAAAATGGGACGTTCATCTCCAGTGGATATTAGAGATGGGCGTCCTTTTTATGTCCATCCGGAAAGGAGGAACCTGACGTGTCAATCAGCAAATACAACAGCGAAGGCTATCCTGACCCTACTGCTTACGGCGCTCTTTCTTCTATCGAAAGTGAGACCCATGCACTGCGTGCTTTCAGACCAATCGTATATATCTGCTCTCCCTTTGCCGGAGACATCGAAAAGAACGTAGCTGCCGCCAGAGCCTACAGCCGCTTTGCAGTGGAACAAGGATATATCCCCATCGCACCACACCTGCTGTTTCCACAGTTTTTGAATGATACCGACCAGAAGGAACGTGAACTCGGTCTTTTCTTCGGAAATGCCATCATGAGCAAATGTTCTGAGGTCTGGGTCTTTGGAAGTCATATCTCTTCTGGCATGGAAACAGAAATCAAACGAGCCAAGTGGAAGAACTACCGCCTGCGCTATTTCACTGAGAATCTTGAGGAGGTTTAACACATGTACGAAGTAAAAGAAAATTCAAGAATATTAAAAGACGGAACCAAAATCACGACCTATAGCAGAGATATCGTCAGCTGCAACATTTTAGAAGTCGAGGCAGGAACCACCGGCTATCGTGGTGGCGATACCGGTCATGGTGGCCGCACCTATTTTCGTATTCAGGATGCAGCCTGCACGGACATGGAAATTCATAGCTATACCACTCGCTGCGGCAGTAACGGTTTTGAAGTCTGCCTCGGTGGTGACTGCGAGCTGGAGACCATGATTCGAGCTTTGAAATTTATCACCAAGGTTCTGGAAGACGAATCCAAGGAGGTGTATGACTAATGTTCACCATTTATTCTGCGGACGTTACCGGCAATCCCGGTAACTGCTCCTATCCGCATAAGCATGTCATTTTAGATGAGGACAGTCTGAAAGCTGCCATCTGCCACGACTATGTCTGCGCCGAATATAAAAACAACTACCGCAACGGCGATAACTTCATCGGCAGCGACTGCCTTCCTGTGGATTGCGATAATGATCACTCCGAGAATCCGGATGACTGGGTCACCCCTGACGATATCATGCAGGCCTTTCCTGGTGTCAGCTTTGCTATCCAATATAGCCGCTACAACAATCGTGAGAAAAATGGGAAGGCAGCAAGACCGAAGTTCCATGTCCTGTTCCCAATCGAATATGTATCCGATGCCTCTCTTTACAGCGATATGAAGAAGCTGGTCAATTCCATCTTCCCGTATTTCGATACGCAGGCGCTGGATGCCGCACGATTCTTCTTTGGAACGACTACTGCAGATATTGCCCTTTATCCGGGCCGCATGAATCTGACTGAGTTCTTGGATGAGGACCTGTTCGATGAAAATTTACCGGACGGTCAATACGACGGCGCTGCTATTCCTGAAGGAAGCCGCAATGCCACCATGTCCCGTTTTGCCGGCCGTGTCATCAAAAAATACGGAGACAGCGACAAGGCATTTCAGGCATTCATTGAAGAATCAGCAAAATGCGTACCTCCGCTGGAGGCATCCGAGCTTGCTACCATCTGGCACAGTGCCCAGCGCTTTTATGCAAGACTCTCCCAGCAGGACGGCTACATTGCACCGGAAGTATATAACGACCCTTCCTGTTACAAACCGGGAGACTTCTCCGATGTTGGACAGGCTGAGGTGTTAGCAAAATACTTCTCTGGCGAGCTCCGCTACTCTCCGGCTACCCACTTCATCCGATACTCTGACCATTACTGGCAGGAATCCGAACCGGGTGCGCAGGCTGTGGCTCACGAACTTACCAGAAGACAGTTAAAAGAAGCTGGTAACGATATGCTCGAAGCACTCGATAAGCTGAAAAACTCCGGCGCACAGTCTCTGCTTGATTCCATGACAAAGAACAAGGCAGAGCAGCTGATGAACGAGGACCAGCTAGAAGCCTATCAGGAATTTCTGGCTGCAAAGGCATATCAGCAGTTTGCTGTAAAGCGCAGGGACTCCAAGAACATTACTTCTACGCTTAAGGAGTCTCGTCCGATGCTGGAAATCTCACCTCGTGACCTTGATGCCGATTGCTTCGCCATGTGTACACCGGAAGCAACCTATGACCTGCGTAAAGGAATGGCTGGTGCCAGAGAACACCTGCCAGAGGATTTCATTACCAAAATCACATCGGTGTCACCGAACTACAAGGGCCAGCAAATTTGGCTGGACTGCCTTGGCCTCATCTTTCAGGGCAATCAGGAACTCATCGATTACGTTCAGATGATTTGTGGTCTGGCTGCTATCGGCAAGGTCTATGTGGAGGCACTCATCATTGCCTACGGTGATGGACGCAATGGTAAGTCCACCTTCTGGAATGCTATCTCCAGAGTGCTCGGTCTTTACTCCGGTAACATTTCTGCAGATACGCTCACCGTCGGATGCCGCAGGAACATCAAGCCGGAAATGGCTGAGGTCAAGGGTAAAAGGCTCCTCATTGCTGCCGAAATGCAGGAAGGTGCTCGTCTGAATGATTCTACCGTCAAACAGCTCTGCTCCACCGATGATGTCTTTGCAGAAAAGAAATACAAGGACCCGTTCTCCTTCAAACCCTGCCACACATTGGTGCTCTATACCAACCATCTGCCTCGTGTTTCTGCATCCGATGATGGTATCTGGAGACGACTCATCGTCATCCCGTTCAATGCCAAGATTACCGGCAGTAGCGACATCAAGAATTATAGCGAGTACCTTTACGACAACGCTGGTGGCAGCATTTTGGCGTGGGTCATCGAAGGTGCCAAGAAGGTCATCGAGTCTGATTACCAGGTTCCCGTGCCGGACCTAGTGCAGAAAGCCATAGATGAATACCGCAGTCAGAACGACTGGTTCGGCCACTTCCTTGCTGATAAATGCGAGGTAGACCCGTCCTATAAAGAAAGCTCCTCTTCTCTTTATCAGGCCTACCGCAACTATTCTCTGGACTGCAACGAGTATGTGCGCAGTACGGCTGACTTCTACTTTGCTCTGGAGAAGGCTGGATTTGAGCGAATCACCGTGAGCAGAAAGCGTTACTTTAAGGGTCTGCGCTTACGTGAGGACACTGGTGCAGACGAGGATTTTATGAATTAAGGCCATAAATGACAAGGTGTATCAATGTGTTATATAAAACTTTTCTTAGCCCTATAAAAATATCAATAAGAAAAAGTATGGAAAATACCATTGATACACCTTGCACCTCTTCAAATTAACGGCCTGATGGAGGACAAGTATGTTAGAAAAAACGATAGAAAAGAAATTGACAACCGCAGTAAAAAAGGCTGGTGGTATCGCACCAAAGTTCGTGGCTCCTTCTTTCGCAGGGATGCCCGACCGCCTTATCTTATTACCTGATGGGAAGTTTGCCTTTGCAGAATTAAAGGCACCGGGAGAATCCCCACGCCCATTGCAAAAAGCACGTCACAGGCTCCTTCGCTCTTTGGGCTTTCAGGTGTATGTGATTGACAGCATCGAGCAGATCGGAGGGATGATTGATGAACTTCGCACCTCATGATTATCAGGCCTACGCCATTGATTATATTGAGACACATCCTATGGCAGCAGTCCTGCTCGATATGGGTCTTGGAAAAACAGTCATCTCCCTGACTGCCATCGCAGACCTGCTGTTCGACAGCTTTGAGGCCCATCGCATTCTGGTAGTCGCCCCACTTCGAGTAGCCAGAGATACATGGCCTGCCGAAATCAGGAAATGGCAGCATCTGAAGCATTTGACCTTCGCTGTCTGTGTGGGAACGCCAAAAGAGCGAAGAGCAGCTTTGATGGCAGGTGCAGACATCACCATCATCAACAGAGAAAACCTGCAATGGCTCATCGAGTCCAGTGGCTTTCCCTTCGACTACGATATGGTGGTCATCGACGAGCTCTCTTCCTTCAAGAATCACAATTCCAAGAGGTTCAAGTCCCTGCTGAAGGTGAGACCAAGCGTCAAGCGCATCATCGGCCTGACCGGAACACCATCTTCCAACGGCCTGATGGATTTATGGGCCGAGTTCCGACTGCTGGATTTAGGAAAACGCCTCGGACGCTTCATTACCGAGTACCGAAACAATTACTTCGTGCCGGACAAGAGAAATGGTCAGATTATCTATTCCTATAAGCCGCAACCCTATGCAGAAGAACGCATCTACGGCCAGATTTCTGATATCACTATCTCCATGAAATCAACAGACCACCTGAAGATGCCAGAACTCCTCTCCTCCGAATACGAGGTCCATTTATCCGATGATGAAGTGACCCGATACGAGGAATTGAAGCAGGAGCTGGTGTTGGAACTCCCTGATGGAGAAATCACTGCCGCCAATGCTGCTTCTCTCACCGGAAAGCTATCCCAGCTTGCCAACGGTGCCATTTATTCGGATACCGGTGACACCATCGAGTTCCATGATAGAAAGCTGGATGCTCTGGAAGATATCATCGAATCTGCAAACGGCAAACCGGTCCTTGTGGCTTACTGGTTCAAGCACGACCTCTCCCGTATCAAGAAACGCTTCGATGTGAGAGAAATAAAATCCAGTAAGGACATCACCGACTGGAATGCCGGAAAGATACCGGTCGCAGTCATCCACCCGGCCTCTGCCGGTCATGGACTCAACCTGCAGGCTGGTGGTTCCACTCTCATCTGGTTCGGGCTGACATGGTCACTGGAATTATATCAGCAGACCAACGCCCGTCTCTGGAGACAGGGCCAGACTTCCGGAACCGTGGTGATAGAACACATCATCACAAAAGGAACTATCGATGAGCGCATCTTAAATGCTCTCTCCAAAAAGGAACTGACCCAGAATGCCCTTATCGATGCGGTAAAAGCAAACCTATGACAATCTTCGACAAAATACGACAATCTGTGCCAATCCGAGGGAAATCTATTTTTTCGGAGGTACCAATCAATGACTGCAAAAGAATACTTATCTCAAGCACGCTACTTGGATAATAGAATCAAAAGCAAACTGTTACAGATAGATTCCTTAAATGAATTAGCTACCCGTTGCACACCGTCCTACTCCGATATGCCAAAGAGCCCTAACCGTGAAGGCTCTCGAATGGAATCCGCCATTCTTGACATCATCGAGCTGGAGGATGAAATCAGCAAAGACGTCGTGGAGCTGGTGGCGTTAAAGAAGGAAATCGTAGAAGTTATCAAACAGGTCGGCAATACTGAATACCAGACCCTATTGGAGGAACGCTACCTCTGCTTTATCACATGGGAGCAGATTGCTGTTGACATGGGATATGAGCTTCGTTACATCCACAAACTTCATGGAAAGGCGCTGGAAGAAATAAAAGTTCCTGCTTCCTATGAAGGAGGACATAAAATGACATAGAAAGACACTAAGCTCTTCTGATATTATTATACTAGCGAAAGTGAGAATCGCAGAAAGCCTTGTGGGACGAGTCCTGCAGGGCTTTTCTTATACCCAAACGGAAGGAGGAATACGATGCCAAGAAAACCAAAACGTCCCTGCTCCTATCCCGGTTGCCCTAATCTGACAGACGGACGCTTCTGTCCGGAGCATGAAAAGAAGGAAGCCAAACGCTACGAGAAGTACGACCGAGACCCAAATACCAAACGTCGCTACGGACGTGCATGGAAACGTATCCGTGACAGCTATGCTGCTGCCCACCCTCTTTGTGAGAGGTGCCTTGAGAACGGTGTCTACACACCAACCGAGCAGATACACCATGTGAAGCCCCTCTCCCAAGGCGGCACGCATGATAGAGAGAACTTGATGGCTCTTTGCAAATCCTGCCATGCCAAGATTCATGCGGAACACGGCGACCGTTGGCACAACCGGTAGGGGCGGTCCACTTCTCTACGGTGAAGTCACCGGGGAACGGGCGTGGGGTCTCACGCACAAAGTCGCAATTTCAAACGGGGTATATAGGCCCCTGAACTGGAGGTGTAAAAAATGGCTAAGGACGGTACCAACCGTGGCGGCGCTCGTATCGGCGCTGGAGCCAAGAAAAAGCCCTTAGCTGAAAGAATCGCTGAGGGGAATCCGGGCAAACGTGAGTTGACTGTCATCGACTTTACAGACAGCACCGTCGATTTAGAAGGTCAGCCGATGCCCAAACCATCCAAGATGTTATCTGCTAAGCAAAAGAACGGCAAAAAGCTCGTTGCTGCAGATGTCTACAAGAAAACATGGAACTGGCTGCATGAACGTGGCTGCGCTGCTCTCGTCTCTCCGGAGCTTTTGGAGCGCTACGCCATGAGTGTTGCTCGTTGGATTCAATGTGAGGAAGCTATCACAGAGTTTGGATTCCTTGCAAAACATCCGACGACCGGCAATGCTATCCAGTCTCCCTATGTGGCCATGAGTCAGAACTTCATGAGCCAGACCAATCGTCTCTGGATGGAGATATACCAAATTGTAAAAGAGAATTGTGCCACCGAATATAATGGCGCTACTCCACAGGATGATGTGATGGAGCGTCTCCTACTGGCACGGAAAGGAAATTAACTATGATTGAAAAAGTAAATCCAGCGCATCCGGATAAGATTGCAGACAGGATTGCCGGAGCCATCGTCGACCTTGCTTATAAAACAGATGATGCTCCCAAAATCGCTGTCGAGGTTCTCATCGGACATGGCTACGGTCATGTCGTTATCGAAACCTCTGCTCCAATCGATAAGACGGATGTCGCTTTTATCGTAGAGCGTCTTGCTCCCGGCATTCGTGTGTTCATTCAGATTGTTCCGCAGGATGTCCACCTTGCTGAGAATCAGGCCAAGGACATCCGCTGCGGTGATAACGGCATCTTCAAAGGCATGCCGCTTACAGAGGAACAGAAGGAAATCTCGAAGATTGCCAGAGAAATCTACAGTGCCTATCCCTTTGATGGAAAGTACATTCTCGATGAAGCAAGACTCATCCTCTGTCAGAGCCACGTAGCTACTTCGGAACTAAAACAGAAATATCCGCATGCTGAGGTCAATCCGCTCAGTGACTGGACCGGCGGCATTGATGTAGACAGCGGTGCTACCAACAGAAAGCTCGGAAGTGATATGGCTGACTCCGTTACTGGCGGTGGTCTTCACGGGAAGGACCTGTCAAAGGCAGATGTCACGCTCAACATCTACGCTTTCCTAAAAGCTCAGGAAACTGGTGAGCCGGTAACCATCTGCTGCGCTATCGGTGATAACACCATTGATGGTCATCCCTACAGTGAGCTGGTGGCTATCGCTGCGGAATATATAAAATCCATCGGCGGATTTGAAAAGTTCGCTGAATGGGGATTGTTCTAAGGAGGGATACCATGCAGATTGAAAAGAAAAACGTCTCGCAGCTTCTTCCTGCGGATTATAATCCTCGTAAGGATTTGAAGCCCGGTGACAAAGAATATGAAAAACTGAAACGCTCCATCGAGCAGTTCGGATATGTGGAGCCGGTCATCTGGAACGCCACCACTTCTCGTGTCGTTGGTGGTCATCAGAGACTGAAGGTTCTCATCGATATGGGCATCACCGAAGTGGAATGCGTCATCGTCGAAATGGATGAAGAGAAAGAAAAAGCTCTGAATGTTGCACTTAACAAAATCAGCGGTGAATGGGATAACGACAAGTTGGCCCTCCTCATTGCTGACCTGCAGGGTGCAGACTTCGATGTCTCCCTTACCGGTTTTGAGCCGGAAGAACTGGAGGACCTGTTTAGAGAAGATACGAAGAAAGGTGTTCAGGATGATGACTTCGATGTGGATGCCGAGCTTGCAAAACCTACCTTCTCCAAGGCTGGTGACCTGTGGCTTCTTGGTGACCACCGTCTGGTCTGTGGTGATTCCACAAAGCCTGAGACCTATGAGCTTCTGATGAATGGTAAGCTGGCAAATCTGGTCGTGACGGACCCTCCGTACAATGTCAATTACGAAGGAAGCGCCGGTAAGATTAAGAACGACAATATGGAAAACAGTGCTTTCTATCAGTTCCTACTGGATGCCTACACTCGCATGTACGAGTCAATGGCAGATGACGCTTCTATCTACGTCTTTCATGCAGACACCGAGGGCCTTAACTTCCGCAGAGCATTTGCTGATGCTGGTTTCTACCTTTCTGGCTGCTGCATCTGGAAAAAGCAGTCCCTTGTCCTCGGACGTAGCCCTTACCAGTGGATGCATGAACCTTGCCTCTTCGGGTGGAAGAAATCCGGCAAGCATCAGTGGTATACCGGACGCAAGGAAACGACCATCTGGGAATTTGATAAGCCTAAGAAGAACGGCGACCATCCGACCATGAAGCCTATCCCTCTTCTGGCTTATCCGATTATGAATTCCAGCATGACCAATTCTCTGGTCCTTGACCCATTTGGTGGTTCCGGCAGCACGCTTATCGCCTGTGAACAGACCGGTCGTATCTGCCATACCATCGAGCTGGATGAAAAGTTCTGCGATGTCATCGTCAAGCGCTACATTGAGCAGGTCGGTTCCTCTGCAAAGGTCTCCGTCATCCGTGATTGCTTGACCTATTCCTATGATGAAATCGCACCGAAAGCTGAGGATGCCACTCTTTTGTAAGTAGGTAGAGTACACAATTCAGAAGGCACATATTTGTCGATATTTTTCTCCGATATCGCTTGCTATTATGTGCCATCAGAGTGATATATGTACTACCAAAACAAAGGAGGATACCTACATGAATATCATCTTAAACGTAACCGAAAGAAAGCCGCTGGCAGACCTGCTTGGCAAGTACAAGAACACCAAACCGAAATACCTGAGAGCCCCTTCCTATGGCTACCAGATTGGTGACCTTCTTCTGACACGAGAAGGAAACATCGAAAGCCCGGACACAATGACCAAGGAAGAATTCGACGAGCTTCTCACCCTCTTGGATGCAGGCGGCTATCGTCCAGAAGAGACAGACTTCCACCCGGCTGAGGTACAGGAAGCGGCACCTACGGAAGAAACCGGCCTTACCATTACCATTCCGCTAGATAAGGTTAATGTTGAAAACCTCACAAATCTCCTGGAAGCCAAAGGCTCCCTCATCAAGCACGCACTTCACATTGATAACCTGAGCTTCGAACTTCATGAGGACAGCATTTCATTTCCTTGGTTTTCCGAACTTCCGCAGGCCGATGAAATCAGAGCCTACAGTAACCTCATCGCAGCTCTCTGTGAAATGAGCACACGACAGAAACGTGTCAACGCCAAGGAAAAGCCGGTCGACAACGAACGCTACGCATTCCGCTGCTTTCTTCTGCGCCTCGGTTTCATCGGTGATGAGTACAAAACAGACCGCAAGATTCTGATACGGATGCTTCCTGGCAACAGTGCTTTCAAAGGAGGTGAGGGCCATGCAATTTCCGAATAGGGAAACAGTGGAGGTCCTGCGCCTCCAGTACCCATCGGGTACCCGTGTGGAGCTTGTATGCATGGATGATGTGCAGGCCCCACCGACCGGAACCCAAGGCACCGTCATCGGTGTAGACGATACTGGAAGCATCATGGTAGACTGGGACAATGGCTCCGGCCTCAACGTCATCTACGGCGTTGACCGTTGTAAGGAGGTCTCAAATGAATAATCAATACTTCGTAATATTTAAATGCCGTGAAAAAATGAGGATCAAAACATATGAATTTAAAACACGCCGCGATGCGTTAGATTATTTTCGTTTGTTTTATGAACCAGATTCAGAAGATCTCTACTATTCCATTATTGTGTCTGAATTTGATGCACATCAAAAGATAGAACGTCTACTTGCTCTATTAACCTTTGTAGAAAGAAATACTAACGGTGACACAGTTCGAAAGGATTGGAGAAATTGGGATATAGGAAGAGTCACTATTTATGAAACACATGAATTTGATGGAGACAGTATCACACAAGGGATCATCACTGAAATTCATTCCGATCACGCAATACTAACTGCCGATGATATGCACATCTGGATTGATGATGACACACAATTTATGTTTCGATAATTTTATTGAGAAAGGAAATACTATATATGACGAGCTTTGATAAATTAGCTGATTATGATATTAATCGCATAAAACTTTTAACTGATTACTCTTACGATGACGCTTTAATCGGAGTCACAGAGAATAACCGTGCCATCTATGATTACGCTAAAATGGTTAGATGGCTCGTTGAAGAAGAAGGCTTTGAAGAAATAGATGCTGAGGAGTGGATCAATTATAACACGATACGTGCACTTGACTATGCAGGATCTGATTCTCCTATTATTATGCATGCACTTGCATAAATTGCATCAAATCTCTTAAGAAAGGAACCATGTATATGAATTATAAAATACTTAATTCTCACCTATCAGAGTCTGAAATAAAATATTATGAAGATATTAACCCTGGATGGACGGTTAAAACAACCAACTGTTTATTAGTCACTTTTGAAGATGGTACTTCCACGACTTATATTATCTTCGAAGGTCCTTGGACAAAAGCTAATATGTGCAGAGATTGTGGATCATACTATGAAATTTCAATAGGCAATAATATCCAGAAAGTTTATCACTTTGATATCTAACATTTCTCCTAGTTTCACAGTGTTCTCCCTGAATATTTGTGTACTATATGGCTCGAATTGACTTGCTATTATGTGCCTTTAGAGTGATATATAGTACTACCAAAAGGGAAAACACATTTTTAGGAGGAACCTACCATGAAAGAAATCAGAACATTTGAAGAAGCCATCGAGCAGAACGCAAGAAGCCTAAAGGAACTTGGAATCAACGGAACCTTATTCTGGGCTTACAGAACTAGCAAGGAAACCGGAAACGAGCTCATCGACTTCAACGAGGTCATTGGGGATTACGACATCGAAGAAATCGCCCAGACCTTGAGAGCCAACGACATCACCGAATTCACCATCAGCTCCACCTTCTCAAGCCTCATCGAAACCCTCGCAGCCTTCGAAAAACAAGGAATCAGCATGGCAGGCCTTACCACGGTAAAGGCACGCTACACCGATTGGAAGACCGGCAAACACGCCCTCATCCCTGCAATCAAGATGACGATAAAGGAGGCATAAACCATGTGGAAAGAAGGAATCATCGGAATCCCAACAAAGGACGGAGAATACAAGAAGGTTAAATACTGGGTCAAGCACTTTGATGAGCCAAGTGAAGACTACGGCATCAACGGAGGTAAGATTTCCAAGCTCAGCCTGAAGATGGACGGCGAGTGGATTGCCAACTACGACAGAGGCTGGGACATCAAACCAACCTGCAAAGAAGCAGAAATGGCGCTTTGCATTCTTCTGAACAAACACAACTAACCACCTGAAAAGAATATCAGGCAGGACGGTCCCGGATGGGGCTGTTTCTCGTTATAGACGTCGCCACCGGGCGGCTATTTTTATTTCTGTGAAAGGAGGCGCATACATTTGCGTAAACTTGAAAACTACACACCGACACGCTTCATGGCTGCGGACTCCACCTATAGTAAACAGATGGCGGATTACGCAGTCAATTTTATTGAGTGTCTCTGCCATACCAAAGGCACATGGGCCGGTAAACCCTTTGAGCTCATAGACTGGCAGGAACAGATTATCAGAGATATCTTCGGAACCTTAAAGCCAAATGGCTATCGCCAGTTCAATACTGCCTATGTAGAAATTCCTAAGAAAATGGGAAAGTCCGAGCTTGCTGCTGCCGTCGCCCTGCTCCTTACCTGTGGTGATGGTGAAGAACGAGCTGAGGTTTATGGATGTGCAGCTGACCGCCAACAGGCAACTATCGTTTTTGACGTAGCTGCTGATATGGTGCGTATGTGTCCTGCACTGAATAGACGAGTAAAAATCCTCGCCTCCCAGAAGCGTATCGTCTATCAACCGACCAACAGCTTCTATCAGGTACTATCTGCAGAAGCCTACTCCAAGCACGGTTTTAATATTCACGGAGTTGTTTTTGATGAGCTACACACTCAGCCGAATCGAAAACTCTTTGATGTTATGACCAAGGGCTCTGGTGATGCCAGAACGCAGCCACTCTACTTCCTTATTACGACTGCCGGAACAGACACCAATAGCATCTGCTATGAAACTCACCAGAAAGCTAAGGATATCCTAGAAGGCAGAAAGATTGACCCGACCTTCTATCCTGTCATCTACGGTGCCGATGAAACCGATGACTGGACGGACCCAGAGGTCTGGAAGAAAGCAAACCCTTCTCTCGGTATTACAGTCGGTATCGATAAAGTCGAAGCTGCCTGTGAATCTGCCAAGCAGAATCCCGGTGAGGAGAACTCCTTTAGACAACTCAGGCTCAATCAATGGGTCAAGCAGGCTGTCCGCTGGATGCCAATGGAGAAATGGGATGCTTGCTCCTTCAAGGTTGATGAAGAAGCGCTGGAAGACCGTGTTTGCTACGGTGGTCTGGACCTTTCTTCCACAACGGATATTACTGCCTTCGTGCTGGTATTTCCTCCGCTGGATGAGGATGATAAATTCTGCATCCTTCCGTACTTTTGGATACCGGAAGATACATTGGAGCTTCGAGTCCGACGAGACCATGTCCCTTACGATGTCTGGGAACGACAAGGCTTTCTGGAGACAACTGAAGGAAATGTCGTCCACTACGGTTACATCGAGAAATTCATCGAGCGACTTGGAGAACGTTTCAATATTAGAGAGATAGCCTTTGACCGCTGGGGAGCTGTCCAGATGGTACAGAACCTTGAGGGTATGGGCTTTACCGTTGTTCCTTTCGGTCAGGGATTTAAGGATATGTCCCCACCGACCAAGGAACTCATGAAACTAACGCTGGAGCAGAAACTGGCTCACGGTGGGCATCCGGTACTCCGCTGGATGATGGATAACATCTATATCCGTACTGACCCAGCTGGCAATGTAAAAGCTGACAAAGAAAAATCCACAGAGAAAATCGACGGTGCTGTCGCTACTATCATGGGACTTGACCGTGCTATCCGCTGTGGAAATAATACCGGTGCTTCTGTCTACGATGACAGAGGCATTTTGTTTATCTGAAAGGAAGTGATGACCTATGGGATTCTTATCAGGACTGTTTCATTCCAGAGACAATCCCACCAACAGCACCAATGGTAGCGCCTACCGTTTTCTCTTTGGTGGCAGCAACTCTGGCAAATCCGTCAATGAACGAAGCGCTATGCAGATGACTGCAGTCTATGCCTGCGTCAGGATTCTCTCCGAGTCCATCGCTGGCCTTCCAGTCCATGTTTACAAATACACTGGCTCCGGTGGCAAGGAAAAAGCTATCAAGCATCCGCTGTATCGACTGATTCACGATGAGCCAAATCCGGAAATGACCTCCTTTGTCTTCCGTGAGACCTTGATGACACACCTGCTCCTTTATGGAAATGCCTATGCGCAGATTATCCGAAATGGCAAGGGTGAAGTCGTCGCTCTCTATCCGCTGATGGCCAATCGAATGAGCGTAGACCGTGACGATAAAGGTCACCTCTACTACCAATATCAGATGCAGGACTCCGATGCACCTACCATGAAAAATGGAACAGTCATCCTGAAACCGTCGGATGTGCTCCATGTTCCGGGTCTCGGCTTTGATGGTCTGGTCGGTTACTCTCCCATCGCTATGGCGAAGAACGCTATCGGTCTTGCCATTGCTACGGAGGAATATGGTGCTAAGTTCTTTGCAAACGGAGCCACACCGGGAGGCATTCTAGAGTATCCCGGAACAGTAAAAAATCCGGAAGCTGTCAGAGAAAGCTGGACCAAAGGCTTCTCTGGGAACAATTCTCATAAGGTAGCAGTTTTGGAAGAAGGCATGAAATATACGCCTATCTCCATCTCCCCGAATGAAGCACAGTTTTTGGAGACCAGAAAATTTCAGATTGATGAAATAGCTCGAATCTTTAGAGTACCGCCCCACATGGTCGGTGACCTAGAGAAATCAAGCTTTTCTAATATTGAGCAGCAATCTCTCGAATTTGTGAAGTACACCTTGGAACCTTGGATTGTCCGTTGGGAACAGTCCATCAATCGTGCCCTTCTATCCGAATCGGAGAAGGCTGCTTATTTTGTAAAGTTCAATGTCGACGGCCTCTTACGTGGCGATTATCAAAGCCGTATGAACGGTTACGCTACGGCAAGACAAAACGGCTGGATGTCCGCAAATGATATCCGTGAACTTGAAAACCTAGACCTCATCCCACCGGAACTTGGTGGTGACTTATATCTCATCAACGGAAACATGACCAAGCTGGAGGATGCAGGAATATTCGCAGCGACCACTGCTGCCGGAAAGGAGGACGAGAACGATGAAGAAGTTCTGGAAGTGGAAGAAGCAGACGGTGACCAATCAGGAGACACAGGAGCAAACACTGGAGAGGACGCTGTTTCTAAACGGCACCATCGCAGAGGAAAGCTGGTTTGACGATGATGTCACACCTAAGCTCTTTCGAGATGAGCTGTTTACCGGAAACGGAGACATCACCATTTGGATTAACTCTCCGGGAGGCGATTGTGTGGCCGCAGCCCAGATTTACAACATGATGATGGAGTATCCCGGCAATGTCACCGTAAAGATTGATGGCATCGCAGCCTCTGCTGCATCCGTCATCGCTATGGCAGGTACAAAGGTGCTGGTATCTCCGGTATCCACGCTCATGATTCATAACCCGATGACTGCTACTATGGGCGACACCACTGAGATGCAGAAGGCTATCGCCATGCTGGATGAAGTCAAGGAATCCATCATCAACGCCTACGAAATCAAGACTGGTATGAGCCGTGCCAAGCTCTCCCATCTCATGGATGCAGAGACTTGGATGGATGCGCATACGGCCATCGATATGGGCTTTGCCGATGAAATCCTGACAAGACCAGCGGAGACACCGGTAGAAAATAATGCTGCTGGTCCGATGCTCTTCTCCCGTGCGGCAGTGACCAATTCCCTTATGGATAAGCTGGCTGCCAAATGCCGCATCAAGAAACCTGAAACACCGGAACGCTCCGTAGATACACTCATGGAGCGTCTTGACCTAATCAAACAACACATTTAATGGAGGTATTCGATTATGACAATTTTAGAACTGCGTGAAAAGCGCAACACTGCATGGAATGCTGCAAAGGCATTTCTTGATTCTCACCGTACCGAGAAAGGTACTCTTACTGCCGAGGATGATGCAACCTACTCCAGAATGGAACAGGAAATCGCTGACCTTGGCAAAGAAATCGCTCGTCTGGAAAGACAGGAAGCATTGGAGGCAGAGCTCAATAAGCCGGTAAACAAGCCTCTCACTTCTAAGCCTGTTACTGCAGCTGAGAAGCCTGCAAAGACCGGTCGTGCTTCTGATGAATATAAGACTGGTATGCTTCAGGCACTTCGTACCAACTTCCGTCAGGTATCCAACATCCTGCAGGAAGGTGTCGATGCCGATGGCGGCTACCTTGTTCCGGAGGAATATGACCATCGTCTTATCGATGTTTTGAATGAAGAGAACATCATGCGTAAGCTGGGCCATAAGATTACCACTTCCGGCGAGCACAAAATCAATATTGCAGCGACCAAGCCTGCTGCAGCATGGATTGAGGAAGGCGGCGCACTTCAGTTTACGGATGCGACCTTCAGTCAGATCCTTTTGGATGCGCACAAACTCCATGTAGCTATCAAGGTCACCGAAGAACTTCTCTATGATAATGCCTTCGGTCTTGAAAATTACATCATCGATCAGTTTGGTAAGGCTTTGGCAAATGCCGAGGAGGATGCATTCCTCAACGGTACTGGTAACGGTCAGCCTCTTGGCCTTTTCGCTGAGACTGGTGGCGGTACCCTTGCTAAGACCGTAACTACTCCGAAGCCGGAGGATGTCATCGAGCTCATCTATGCACTGAAGCGTCCTTACAGAAAGAATGCATCCTTTATCATGAACGATGCAGCTATCGCAGCTATCCGTACTTTCAAGGACAACAACGGTGCTTTCATGTGGCAGCCTTCTCTCATCGCAGGTGAGCCGGACAAGCTCATGGGCTACAATGTCTATACTTCTCCGTTTTGCCCTGCAAACATGATGGCCTTCGGTGACTACAGCTACTACAACATCGGTGACCGTGGTACTCGTTCCTTCAAGCAGCTCACTGAGCTCTTCGCAGGTAATGGTATGATTGGCTTCGTGGCCAAGGAGCGTGTCGATGGTAAGCTCATCCTTCCAGAGGCTGTTCAGATTCTGAAGATTACTGGTTCTTCTAAGGGCTAAGGATAAAGGTGGCGTCATCTCCGGGTGGCGCTGCCTCATTTTATGATAGGAGGCGATAACGATGATTGTCAGTTTAGAAGAAATGAAACAGTATCTCCGAGTGGACTTTGACGATGACGATTCCCTCATTGAAACGCTCATCACATCGTCTACACGCCTCTGCATGGATATCACAAGGCAAGATGAAGATGCCTTTGAAGAAAGCAAAAACGCAAAGCCAGCAGTCTATTATGCCGTGGCCTATCTCTACGAGCACCGTGAGGAAGCAGACCACCATGCTCTGACACTGACTTTGCGCTCTCTTCTCTTTGGTTCCAGAAAGGAGGCCTTCTGATGAATATCGAGCTACTCAATGTCCGTATCTTCATCCAGAAAAACGAGGTCATCTCGGATGCCATCGGAAATCGAAAGAACGCTTGGAAAGACTACTACACCTGCTATGCCACTGTTAGTGCGGAAGCCGGAAAGGAATCCACTGATGCCGGTCTTGTGGTCGATGATTCTAAGATTGATTTCACCATCCGCTACTGTAAGAAAGCTGCAGCTCTTACTTCTACTGGATACCGGGTGCGGTTTGGAAGCGAGTTATACGACATCTTGGCTGTAGACCACATGAATTTCAAGAGGAAATGCATCAAGCTCTCCTGCCAGAAAGTGAGGCGATGACATGGCTCAGAAAGTTAAGATTGATGGCCTTGCTGATGCCGTTATGAAGGAACTGACCGAATATGCAGACCTCGCCACAGTAGATATGAAGGCAGCTGTCAAAAAAGCCGGTAATACGGTAAAGAAACAAATCCAAGGCTCTGCTCCAAAAGATACCGGTGCCTACAGCAAAAGCTGGTCTGTGAAGAACACCAAGGAAACCTCCAAATCACTGGAGGTCACCGTGTATTCCAGAAATCGCTATCAGTTAGCCCACCTTCTGGAATTTGGTCATGCCAAGCGTGGCGGTGGCCGTGTGGCTGGTCGTTCCCATATCGCTCCTGCAGAGGAAGCTGGTATCAAAGAACTGGAATCTGAGATTGAGAGGTGTCTGAAGAATGGATAGATTACTGCAAATCCTATCGGAGATGGCCTTGCCCTTTGCCTATGACCACTTTGCTGAGGGCGAGTCGCCAAATCCACCATTCATCTGCTACCTGCTTCCGGGAAGTGATAACTTCTCCGCAGATGGCCGTGTCTACTACAAACTCAATGAGGTCAATATCGAGCTCTACTGTGATAGTAAGGACCCGGCATTGGAAGCAACACTGGAAGCTGTGCTTGATGAGCACGGCATTTTTTATAACAAAACAGAGGTCTGGATTGAGAGCGAAAAGCTCTATGAAGTCCTCTACACATTTGAAATGGAGGTTTAATCAACATGGGTAATAAAGTCAAATATAACCTGAAAAATGTTCATGCCGCCAAGCTCACTCGTGGCGAGGACGGCTCCTTTACCTACGCTAAGCCGAAAGCTATCCCCGGCGCAGTCAGTATCAGCTTGGATGCCGAGGGTGATAGCTCTCCATTCTATGCTGACGGTATTGTATATTTCCGTTCCACTGCAAACAACGGTTACAGCGGTGATTTGGAAATCGCACTTATTCCTGAATGGTTCCGTACAGAAATCCTGAAAGAAGAACTGGACAACAATGGCGTGCTTATTGAGAAAGCAAACATCACCGAGCTTGAGAAGTTCGCATTGCTCTTCGAGTTTGATGGCGATGTCAGAAGCATCCGTCATGTGCTCTATAACTGCACTTCTTCTCGTCCGTCCATCGAATCTGAGACCAAGGAAGATACCATCGAACCAGGTAAGGAGAAGCTCACGCTTACTGCTGACCCTAGAGAAGATGGCCTTGTAAAGAGCCGCACTGGTGACGAGACTGATGCAGAAACCTATAAGAACTGGTATCAGCAGGTCTATATGCCGGTACCTAAGACAGAAGGATAAGGAGGACGCAAGACATGTTAGAAAAAACAATCGCTATCGGTGATAAGCAGGTCAAGTTCCGTTCCTCCGCTACTATCCCCAGACTCTATCGTATGAAATTCAAGCGTGACATCTTCAAGGACCTCTCACGTCTTGAATCTTCCTACAAGGGCAACTCGGATGATGGCTCTTCCTTCGAGATTGAAGACTTGGAGATTTTCGAGAACGTAGCCTATATCATGGCCTACCATGCAGACCACAGCATTCCTGCCACCATTGAGGACTGGCTGGATGAATTCGAGATGTTCTCCATCTACGAGGTGCTTCCTGAAATCCTCGAACTCTGGGGCATGAATCTTCAGACCGAAATCGAATCTAAAAAAAACTTCATCGCAGTAGCAGGGAAATGACCACACCGTTGTTCCTCCTGCGTTGCATAGAAATCGGTATCTCTATCCGAGACCTTGACCTTCTGACCATCGGAATGGTGATGGACATCTGGACGGAAAAGGCAAACGACGATGTGAAATACCAGCAAATTGCAACACAGGAGGACTTCGATAAATTCTAAGGAGGTGACGTACACGTGGCAAACCGAATCAAAGGTATCACTGTTGAAATCGGCGGTGATACGACCGGCCTAGATAAAGCCTTAAAGTCGGTCAATACTTCTATCAAATCCACGCAGTCTGCCCTGAAGGACGTCAACCGCCTCTTGAAGCTGGACCCATCCAACACAGAACTTCTTGCACAAAAGCAAAAGCTCTTAAAAGATGCAATCGGAGCCACCAAGGAAAAGCTGGATGCACTGAAGGTAGCACAGGAGCAGGCCAAACAACAGCTGGAAAACGGCGAACTCGGTCAGGACAAATATGACGCACTTCAGCGTGAAATTATAGAAGCCGAGGAAGAATTACGACGCCTGCAGCAGGAAGCTGTCACTACAAGCACTGCGCTTTCTAAAATAGATGTGGCTGGCCAGAAGATGGAGGCCGTTGGTAACTCCATCGCTGGTGCTGGTAAAAAGATGATGGGCATCACCACTGTAATTGGTGGTGTTGGTGTCGCCGCAGTAAAGACAGCAGCTGACTTTGACTCTGCAATGAGTCAGGTAGCTGCTGTTTCTGGTGCTACAGGTAAGGACTTTGATGCTCTCAGAAATAAAGCCCGTGAAATGGGCGCTAAAACTAAGTTCTCCGCAACCGAAGCTGCTGAAGCTATGAACTACATGGCGATGGCCGGTTGGAAAACTGAAGATATGCTGGATGGTATCGAGGGTGTCATGAACCTTGCTGCTGCCTCTGGTGAAGACCTCGCAACAACCTCTGACATCGTAACCGATGCCTTGACTGCCTTCGGACTTTCTGCAAAAGACTCCGGTCATTTTGCAGACATCCTCGCTGCAGCATCTTCCAATGCAAATACAAATGTATCCATGATGGGTGAAACCTTCAAATACTGTGCTCCTATCGCTGGTGCGCTTGGTTTCTCTGCTGAGGATACTGCTGAGGCTATCGGTCTTATGGCAAATGCCGGTATCAAATCTTCTCAAGCTGGTACCGCCCTTCGTACTATCATGAATAACCTTGCCGGTGATGTGAAAATCAGTGGTAAGGCCATCGGAGATGTCACTATCGCCACCACCAATGCGGATGGCTCCATGCGTGACCTTTCCGATATTTTGACAGACTGTCGTACTGCATTCAGCGGTCTTACGGAATCCGAAAAGGCCCAAGCTGCAGAGTCTCTTGTCGGTAAGAATGCCATGTCTGGCTTCCTCGCTCTGATGAATGCTGGCGAGGGCGATATCGAAAAGCTATCCTCTGCCATTGAAAATTGTGACGGTTCTGCAGAAAAGATGGCTATGACCATGCAGGACAATCTTGCCGGTCAGCTCACTATCTTAAAATCACAGCTTCAGGAGCTTGCCATTTCCTTTGGTGATATCCTGATGCCTGCCATCCGCTCTATCGTCTCGAAACTCCAAGGCTTCGTAGACAAGCTAAACGGCATGGATGAAGGTACTAAGAGGACCATTGTTACCATTGCTCTTTTGGTCGCCTCCATCGGACCGCTATTAATCATCATCGGAACGACCATATCGAAAATTGGTGTGGCGATGCAGGGCTTTGTAAAACTGGCCAATGGCGTCAGCAAATTAAAAGTTGCCATCCAAGGTGGTACCGGTGTCCTCGGTAAGCTGGGCGCTGCACTTGGCGGTGTCTCTGCTCCCGTGTTGGCAGTTGTTGCAGTCATCGCTGTTTTGGTGGCTGCCTTTGTTCATCTTTGGAGGGCCAACGAAGGCTTCCGTGATGCCATTATCGGAACATGGAATCGTATCAAAGATACCATTTCCGGCTTCTGTCAAGGAATCGTAGACAGACTAAATGCGCTAGGATTTCAGTTTACAGATATCGTGGATGTACTAAAAACCGTCTGGGATGGATTTTGTCAGATTCTCGCTCCTGTCTTTGAAGGAGTGTTTAATCACATCGCCAATATTCTCTCCACTGTGACTGGTGTCATCACCGGTATCCTTGATGTCTTTATCGGCATCTTTACCGGAAACTGGTCCCAAGCATGGACTGGAGTGAAGGAAATCTTCTCTTCCATCTGGAACGGAATCAGCAGCTTCTTCACCAATATCCTGAATGTTATCAAGGGTGTTGCTGACGTTGTCCTCGGCTGGTTTGGCACTAGCTGGAATGAGGTCTGGACCAATATAAAGACCTTCTTTGAAGGAATCTGGAATGGCATCGTCTCCTTCTTCACTGGAATCTGGGAGACCATCAAAAACATCGTCCAGACTGGCATCATGCTGATTGGTTCCATTCTGGAAGCTACGGTTGATATCATCACTCTCCCATTCCGTTTTATCTGGGAGAACTGTAAAGAAATCATCATCGCAGTCTGGGATGCTATTAAATCCAAGGTGACGACAGTCATCAATGCAGTGGCGTCCGTTATCAGCACCGTGATGAATGCCATCAAGACCGTATTTACTACCGTATGGAATGCGATAAAAACGGTGGTGACCACAGTCGTCAATGCCATCAAATCTGTCGTAACGACAGTATTCAATGCGATAAAGAGCACGGCGACCACAGTGTGGACTGCAGTGAAAACTGCAGTCACGACTCCGGTCAATGCTATCAAGTCGACGGTCACCAGTGTGTTTAATTCCGTAAAGAGCACTGTCACCAGCATCTTTAATGGAATCAAATCGACCGCCACCTCAGTATGGAACGGCATAAAATCTGCTATCACTACTCCTATCGAGGCCGCAAAGAACAAGGTCAAAGGTGTGGTGGATGCCATCAAGGGATTTTTCTCTGGCATGAAGATTTCGCTGCCACACATTAAGCTGCCACACTTTAGAGTATCCGGTAAACTTTCCATTGCTCCACCTTCTGTTCCTCATCTTTCTATCGATTGGTACAAGGAAGGTGGTATCATGACCAGCCCTACCATCTTTGGTATGAACGGTTCTTCCTTGATGGCTGGTGGTGAGGCCGGTGCAGAAGCAATCCTTCCTCTGGCCGGTTTCTACAAGCAGCTGGAAGCGATGATTTCTAGTCATCTCAATACCAGTGCAATGGAAAAATATCTGGCGGTCATCGCAGATAATTCCAGCAAGGGCATCTACCTTGAGGACGGTACACTGGTTGGACACCTGCTCCCGGCAATCGACGGTGAGCTTGGTAAAGCACAAAAATTACAAAGGAGGCTCAGTCTATGACACCTGAAATCAAATTAAACGGAGCATCAGTCGCTGGCATGGGCTGGCTCCGAGAAACTATCTCCTTTCCCGTGCCGCAGTCGCAGACCAATACGATTGTGGTGCCGGGAAGGAATTCTCCCATTCGTTATACAGAAGCTCTGGGGCGTGTATCGTATCAGCCTCGGAGCTTTTCTTTGACATTTTCCATGCTGGGAACCAGAACAAAATATGACCAGATGGTTGCTGAAATGGCAAACCGCTATGCCGGTCAACTCGTAAAGGTATCGACCAGCGAAGAACCTGAGCTTTATGCCATCGGAACTTTGGAGATTACTTCTGAATATGACCCTATCTCCGGAAAAGGTCAGCTGGTAATTTCCAGTGAAGATGCCGACTCCTATCGTTACCACGTTGATGAGACGGTTGTTAATCTGACTGGTTCCGGTACTCTTATCATCGAAAATGACTTTATGCCTGTGGTCCCTATTATCACGACCACGGCAGAAACAGCTCTTAGCTGGAGCATCAGCGGTGATACTTTTAGAAAGTCTCTCAGTGCTGGCACTTGGACGCTTCCAGAATTTGAATTACAAGCTGGCAGAAATACCGTCACCATCAAAGGAACCGGTACGACGACCTTCCGCTTCAGGGAGGGCCGCCTATGAGTATCTTTCGTATATATGTTGATGGTCAGCTTTTCTATCATCCGCAGCTTTCTCAGCTTGCTATTACAGAAGCAAAGATGACCGAGGACGCAGAGAACATCGATAGCCTGACACTATCTGCCCCTTTTAATCATCCCTATCTGGATTCCATCCACCCGATGGCATCCACCATTGTTTGCAAAAAGGGTGACAACACCGTATTTGAAGGCCGTGCTCTAAATGACGGCAGCGATTTTTACAATACGCATACTTGGACCTGTGAGTCGGCTCTGGCCTATCTCAAGGATAGTCAGCAGCCGCCCTTCTCCTATAAGGGGACCCTCAAAGGTCTGTTGGAGTATTTCCTGTCAGTGCACAATAAGGCCGTTGAAGAAAAGAAGCGTTTCAAACTTGGTAATATCACAGTCACGGATAACAACGACTATATCAACTACAGCAATTCAGAGTATTCCTGCACGCTGGATGCCATCAAAAGTAAGCTCATCAATACACATGGCGGCTACTTGATGGTCCGTTACACAGATTCCGGGAAGGTTCTGGATTACCTTGCTGAGTTCAATGTACATTCTATCCAGACTGTGGAATATGGCAAAAACCTCATGGATGTCAAAATCACCCGTGATCATACCGAGCGCATCACAGCTCTCATCCCACTTGGGGCAAAGAAAAAGACCACCGATGAAGAAGAAAACGAGGTCCAATCCGATGAACGTATCGACATCACTTCTGTAAACGGTGGTCAAAATTATATCTACGATGATGCCGCTGTAAAAGAAATCGGATGGATATGGACAACAGAAGTCTGGGAAAATGTCACGCTTCCGGGAAACCTGCTCCGCAAAGCCAATGCTCGTCTGGCAGAACTTATCGCCGGTATCACAAGCATGGAGCTGACCATTGTAGACGAATCAGACACCGGAGCAGATATCGGCAACATCCACGCCAGACAATTTGTGGACTGCCTGTCTCCGCCTCATGGCATTGATGGGCGCTACGCCTGCATGAGCAAGACCGTAGATTACTTAAATCCTTCTGGCAACACCATCACCATTGGTGCCAGCGGTATCAAGCTTACTACGATTTCCGCAAAGCAAAATGAAAACCTTACAGCCATCGAGGATGAACTGCTCGGTCAGACTGCTACTATTGAGGGTATTTCCGGTAAGGTGGATGGCATCGCTGCTTCTAAGATGTACCGCACGGAGCTCATCGTGGATGGCATCAGCATCTTTAAGGACAAGGGCCAGAATAGTCGTCTTTCCTGCAAGGTGTACTCATGGGATAAGGATATCACTACAACTCTTCCGGATTCTGCTTTTGTCTGGCATAGGAAATCCGGTAATGAAGAGTCGGATGCACAGTGGGATTCCACCCACACTGGAATGAAATCAATCATCATAACCACAGAGGATGTGCAAGATAACGCATCCTTCTACTGTGAAGTATCTGTATAAAGGAGGGCCAGAAAATGCCTACAATCTTAACTTCCAGCCAGCAGACCTTCGTGGACATTACAGACCAACGAAAGCTGTCGGCTTATATCACTTCCAATCTGCCTAAGACGCAGAGTGAAAACCCGAATGTGCTGCCGCACACCTACGCACCAAGCTGGGCCAGCACAAATCTTACACTTACGCCGGTCGTTTTCCTTGACCAGACCAATGTTGCACTCAACTCCTCTGGTCTGACTATCACATGGAAACGTAAGGACGGAAGCGGCGCTGAGACAGCACTGAATTCTAATGAGAAAGTTACCGGAGGAATCCTGAAGGTCAACAGCAATGTGCTGGCTGCCTCTTCCACAGGGATGATTACCTACATCTGCTATATCAGCTACTACGATTCCGAGACCAAGAACACGGTCAATATCACATCGGATATTACCTACACTTTGGTGCGCAATGCAGAGAACGCAAAGCTCGCCTATGTGACAGCAGATACCTATGTATTCAAGTACAATGCTTCTTCTGCGCTCGTTGGTGCTTCTCAGGCAACATTGACAGCACAGATTCAGGGTGTCTCCATTTCCAAGTGGCAGTATAAAAACAGCTCTGGTGCATGGGCAGATTATCCGACAACTTCCGACAATACCAGCATCACGGGTGGAACGCTCGTCGTAAAGCCTGTGCACACCGTATTCGTCGATAATGTCGCTCAAATCAAACTCCTTACAGATGATGCCGATGTCTATGACACCATTTCCATTACCAAAATGTATGACGGCAGCAAAGGCTCTCCGGGGTCTCCGGGTGCAGCAGGAACCGGCGGACTTTCTATCATTCTCGGTAATGAGGCCCAGACCATTGCGTGCTCCTCTTCTGGTGCAGCAACTGCAGCCCTTGATATCACGATTCCGTTTACCGGATATGTTGGCATCACACAGACTGCCTGTACCTGCTCCGTTGGAACACTGCCTTCTGGTATGACCCTGAAGACCAATACTGCGGCAACTGCATCTGCTGCTGGTTCCATCGTTCTTTCTGTTGCAGCCTCTGCTACACTCGGCGGTGCGAATGTTGTCAACGGTACCGTTGATTTGACCTTCACTATCTCTGGAAAAACAGTCGTGAAGAAGTTTGCCTGGGCGAAGTCCACCAGAGGAAGTAATGGCACCAGTGCTGTTGTTTTCTCCATTTATGCGCCCAATGGCACTATCGTGATGAACCAGTCCGGAAGCCTGTCACTTGCAACCTCTGCCTATTCTGGAACGACTGCTATCACCAGTGCTACTTATCAGTGGGCAAAATACACTGGTGGCAAATGGACAAATATCTCCAGTGCGACCTCTGCTACCTTGACGGTATCTGGAAGCGACATCGTAAACATTCAGTCCTACCGCTGCACGATGACCTATGGCGGCAAGTCCTATGTGGATGTCATCACAGTTGAAGATAAATCTGACCCGTATGTATCAGAGCTTCTTTCTATCGGAGGCTTTACGGTAAAGAACAATCAGGGTGGTGTCTGCCCTTACGTCATCGTCCGCACCAATCAGCAGGAAGTGGATGCACTGCTCGGCCCTATCAGTGAGACTGCACCTTCCAATCCTGCGACCGGTGCCTTCTGGTATAAAATTAGTCACTCAGCAAAGACTGTCACACTCCAGAAATATTCTGGTAGCGCTTGGGCCGATGCAACAGAAAAGCAGTCTATGACCTATAACTGGTATGCACAAGATAAGGATGGCAATGCAGTCACCTTTGGTAAGACTGGCAAAGTCATCTATCTCTCCGCTGCCGATATCGACAGCTTGCTGACACTGCAGTGTGATGTTTCCAACTAGGAGGTGGTCCTATGGCACTTATCACTTCCTGTCAGGCTTCTTTCCAGAATGTTGCCGGATACGAGGATGACATCGCAGCCATTCAGGAAAATGTGCGTGAGTGCTATTCGGAGATTTCAAAATCCTCAGAGCAGATTCGTCTCGCTGTCCGTGAAGACTATATCTCACGCTCAGAAATGGCAACTATCCAGCAGGATTTCCAATCTACGATTACTCAAAACAGTAGCGAAATCCGTATGGACTTCTCCACTATCACAGATGAACTGAAGGACAATATTACTACCAATCAAGAGCTCCTTGAAGAATATATCCGCTTCAAAGGAGCTCTTATTGAGCTTGGCAAGGTCGGAAACGCATTCACTGCCGAGCTCTCCAACAATGAACTGGCCTTCAAAGAGAACGGTCAGAAAATCGCATATATCTCCAATAACAGCTTGGTCATCACCAATGCGGAGGTTCGTAACAAACTATCCCTTGGCAATGAGACCAGAGGATGGTTTGACTTTATCCCAAGAAGTAACGGTAACCTCTCTATCAAATGGAGAGGCCCGGCATTGTAAAGGAGTGATTCATTATGGCTTCCAGCGGAAGTATCACAACCGGCCAGAAAGAAGGCCGCTCTGTTACTCTCTCTTGGACATTGTCCAGTCAAAATATAGCAAATAATACATCAACTATTGCATGGACCCTCAAAGGTTCCGGCTCTGCAAGTGGCTGGGTCATGTCTGGTGGCTTTAAGGCTGTCATCAACGGCACAACTGTCTACTCCACCTCAACCGACAATCGTATTCAGCTCTATAACGGAACTGTGATAGCATCGGGGTCTTTAAAGATCAGCCATAACGCTGATGGTACAAAATCTTTCAAATTAAGCTGTGAAGCTGGTGTCTATAGCTATGCGGTTAATGTATCAGCGAGCGGAACGCATACGCTGAATACCATTCCCAGAGCATCCTCGGTAACAGCCACCTCAGTGAATATGGGAAGTGCCACTACGATTACTATCTCAAGGGCTTCTTCCTCCTTCACCCATACGCTGACCTATGCCTTTGGTAATTCCACAGGGACCATCACGACAAAGACCACCTCCACTTCGGTATCATGGACACCAGCTCTCACACTGGCAAATCAGATACCAAGCACGACAAGCGGTACTTGTACGATTACCTGCGATACCTACAATGGCTCATCTAAGATTGGAACTAAAACCTGCACGCTAACTTTGACGGTTCCTTCCTCCGTCAAGCCTAGCATCAGCAGTCTGACTGCTACTCGTGTGGATGGCTCTGTCCCTGCCGCTTGGGGTATCTATGTGCAGTCGAAGTCGAAAGCAACGCTAACGATAAATGGTGCTGCCGGAATCTACGGCTCCACTATAAAGACCTACAGTATCAGTGGTGGCGGCTACTCTGGAACACAGAGTTCACTCACGACAGGCTTCCTTAACTCATCCGGAACGATTACCTTCACAGCAACCGTAACGGACTCCAGAGGAAGAACCTCTGCTGCTGCAACCGTGTCGATTTCTGTCGTCGCCTACAGTCCACCTTCTTTTAGTTCCTACAACTCGCAGCGTTGTAACAGCGGAGGCACACTCACCGATGATGGAACCTACATCAAAGGAACGGTATCCTACAGCTTTGCTTCCTGCAGCTCCAAGAATACAGTGACTCGCTCCACCTACTACCGAGTCGCCGGAAGTAGCACGTGGACCAATGCCTCTGCCAGCTTCAATTCCGGTACGGCCTTCACCTTTGGTGGCGGTAAGATTTCCACCGAGACCTCCTATGAGGTCCGCTATGATTTGAAGGATGCATTCTCAACTATCAGCATCACAGACATCGTATCTACAGCGTCGGTAGTCATGGACTTTAAGAGTGGTGGCAAGGGTGTGGCCGTCGGTAAGGTATCTGAAACAGATAACTGCTTTGAGGTATCTGAAAAATGGGATGTAAAGGTCTACGGCAAATTGCTGAAGGATTACATCAAGGAATTCACAGGTGCTCTTTATCCTGTCGGAAGTATCTACATGAGTGTCAAGAACACCAACCCTTCCACTTACTTTGGAGGCACTTGGGTGGCTTGGGGAACGGGCCGTGTTCCAGTCGGCGTGAATGCAAACGACACAAACTTTGCAACAGTAGAAAAAACAGGTGGTGCTTCTGCTGTCACACTGACCACAGCGCAGATGCCTTCTCATACGCATGCAAAAGGTACGCTGACGACAGCAAGCACTGGTGGGCATACCCATGACTTAAAGAACCAGAAAGCCTCATGGGGTACCAGCGGTGGCAATCGAGTGCTTATCGACGCCACTTCCGGCTACACTGCTGTCAGCAACAAGACAACTACCAGCGCCGGTTCTCACTCGCACACTATCTCTGGTTCCACTGCCGCAGCTGGTTCCGGCAATGCCCACAATAACCTGCAGCCCTATATCACATGCTACATGTGGAAAAGGACTGCTTAATTTTTATCCGCAGCTATCAGATGGTAGCTGCTTTTCTTATACCAAATTTCAGAAATGGAGGAATTTATCATGAAAGAATTCTGGAACACAATTCAACTTATCTTTGCTGGCATTGGTGGCTGGCTGGGTTATTTTCTCGGAGGCTGTGACGGCTTACTCTACGCTCTTATTGCCTTTGTTGTTATCGACTACATCACCGGTGTCATGTGTGCGATTGCGAATCACACGCTTTCCAGTGAAGTCGGCTTCAAAGGTATCTGTAGAAAGGTATTGATTTTCTTGCTCGTTGGCATTGCCAACATCCTCGACATTCATGTCATTGGCTCTGGCAGTGTGCTTCGTACTGCAGTCATCTTTTTCTACATTTCCAATGAGGGCGTCAGCTTACTTGAAAATGCTGCCCACCTCGGACTTCCAGTCCCAGAGAAAATCAAAATCGTATTAGAACAGCTCCATGACAGAGCAGAAAGCGAGGATAAATAAAATGGCTTACACAAACAGCAAAATGGTAGCGTATACCAAACTGAGTCCAAATCATTCTGGACAGAGAACTCATTCCATTGACCGCATCACACCTCACTGCGTAGTAGGTCAGCTTTCTTGCGAGAGCATCTGTGGATGCTTTACCAGTCCTTCTTGTCAGGCCTCCTGTAACTATGGCATCGGCAAAGACGGTCGCATTTCTCTCTGCGTGGAAGAGAAGAACCGCAGCTGGTGTTCTTCGTCCAATGCCAACGACCAGCGTGCCGTCACCATCGAGTGTGCCAGTGATATGTCAGAGCCGTACGCGATGAACAGTGCCGTCTACGATTCTCTTGTCAAGCTCTGCACCGACATCTGCAAGAGAAACGGTAAGAAAAAGCTCCTGTGGCTTGGGGACAAGACCAAGACACTGAATTACGCACCAAAGTCTGATGAAATGGTGCTGACGGTGCATCGGTGGTTTGCAAATAAAAGCTGCCCAGGCAACTGGCTCTATGCAAGGCTTGGTGATTTGGCGGCGAAGGTTACCGCAGAGCTTTCTGGAACTACTTCTGGTAGCGGCAGCACTGCTCCTACCACTCAGATGTACCGTGTACGCAAGTCTTGGTCTGATGCCAAGAGTCAGATTGGCGCTTATAAGGTACTGGACAATGCCAAGAAAAAGGTAGACGAGAATTCTGGCTACAAGGTTTTTGATGCCTCTGGAAATGTTGTCTACCCGGCAGCATCCACACCGTCACCCACTCCTTCCAAGGATACTTCCTATAAGGTTCAGGTCAGCATCGCCAATCTGAATATCCGCAAGGGTCCGGGTACCAACTACGACAGAACAGGTCAGTTCACTGGCAAGGGCATCTTTACCATTGTTCAGGAATCCAAGGGAGCAGGTGCTACTCTTTGGGGCAAGCTCAAATCCGGAGCTGGATGGATTTCTCTGGACTTTGCAAAGAAGTTATAAGACACACCTTTTCACAGGGCCTGTGGGAATTATCTCCTACAGGCCCTCTTTTTTCATATTTTTCGTCAAAACAGGCCTCTCTTCTCCATTGGATAGTGGAGGCAGATATTTTTATCTTTTTTCGGCCAAACCGCTATCTCGCCTCCATTTAGTAGTGAGGAACTTCCTCAGATTGGAGGCAATTATGCAAGAGAATATCACAACATCAATTCCGGTTTCTGCTTCTCCGAAGCCTATCCAGCAGGCCGATATTGAGCAGGATTATAACTTCTTTCAGGCGCAGAAAGTGGCTCAAAACATGCTGGAGCTTGGACTTATTTCCTTGTCAGAGTTCAACAAATTATCGCTGAAAAATCGTGAGACATTCTCTCCATTTTGGGTGGAGATTATGCCAGAAATCCGTTGATATATAAGGCTTTCAGAGCTAATATGTGACACTAACGAAGGGAGGTGAACTACCGTGAAGAAGGTAACAAAAATCGAAAGTGTGCAGAATGCGAAAACTGTAAAACAGAAACTGCGCATTGCGGCCTACTGCAGGATTTCCACTGGAAGTGATGCCCAGCTGGAAAGTCTGGACGTACAGAAAAGTCACTACGAACGCTACATTACATCCCGTGATGATTGGCAGTTCGCCGGTCTTTATTATGATGAAGGCATCACCGGCACCAAAACAGAGAAGCGACCGGAGCTGCTCCGTCTCATTGCAGACTGTGAAGCAAAGAAGATAGATCTTGTTATTACAAAATCCATCAGCCGATTTTCTCGAAACACTACAGATTGCTTGGAGCTGGTAAGAAAGCTGCTGAGCCTGAATATTCCGCTTTTCTTTGAAAAGGAAAATATTAATACCGGTTCAATGGAAAGTGAGCTGTTTCTTGCTATTCTCAGCAGCATGGCGGAAGGTGAATCTGCATCCATTTCAGAAAATGCCAAATGGTCCATCAAGCGCAGATTCCAAAACGGAACCTTCAAGCTTAGCTACGCTCCTTACGGCTACGACTGGGACGGAACAAATCTCACAGTCAACCCGGAGCAGGCAAAGACCGTGAAGCGAATCTTCTCCGATGTTCTTTCTGGTAAAGGTACCAACACAATCGCGGATGCACTAAATGCTGAGGCTGTTCCTTCGAAAAAGAATGGCCGCTGGACCTCTTCCAGTGTTCGAGGCATTTTAGCAAATGAGAAATACACAGGTGATGTAATTTTTCAAAAAACTTATACCGATGATAATTTCAATCGGCATAAAAATCACGGGGAAGTGGACCAGTACATGATGGCTAACCACCATGAAGCGATTATCAGTCATGAGGATTTTGAGGCAGCAAATGCACTCGTCGACCAGCGGGCTCTGGAAAAAGGGATTCAAAAAGGTAATGACAAATACCAACAGCGCTATGCTTTTTCCAGCAAAATCATCTGCAGCGAATGCGGGAATACCTTCAAGCGTAGGATTCACTCCTGCGCTACTTATAAGTATGTCGCTTGGACCTGCAACACACATATTGACGATAAAAACGCCTGCTCCATGAAGTATATTTACGATGAGGAATTGAAGGCCGCATTTATAACCATGATGAACAAACTCATCTACAGCCACAAGTTCCTCTTGAAGCCTTACCTCAAGGTACTGGAAAATTCATCCGGTGAGGAAGCTGTCCAACGCATCCAGCATTTGGAGCGCCTTCTGGAACAAAACAGCGAACAGCGTGAAACCCTGACCAAGCTAATGGCCCAGGGTTATATTGACCAGATTTTGTACAATCAGGAAATGAACGCACTTCTTCTGCAAGCAGATTCCTATCGCTCAGATATTGAAACCATCACGACCTCGATGACTGGCGACGCGGCAAAGGTAACGGAAACAGCTATGCTACTCCAGTTTGTTTCCCACAGCGAAATGCTCACCGAATACAGCGAGGAGCTATTTGAAGAATTTGCAGACCACATCGAAGTCCAAAGCAGAAATGAAGTCCGTTTTATTCTAAAATGTGGGCTTACATTCACAGAAAGGATGGGCGATTAAATGGGCCATACACCATTTGGCTATCGGATTGAGAACGGCATTGCGGTTGTCGATGAACCTGCTGCCGCCAAAATCCGACAGCTTTATCAAAATTATCTGGATGGGCTTTCCTTATCCAAAGCCGCTGCAGAAGCTGGAATCAAAACCTACCACGGCACGGCCAAGCGCCTGATGGAAAATGAACACTATCTGGGAGACAGCTTTTACCCAGCAATCATTGATGAGGATACCTACCGTAAGGCACAGGAAGAACGTAAGCGCAGAGCTACCGCCCTTGGTCGCAACAATAAGAAAACACAAGAGAGGAAAATACAGATACCGACCTTTTTCCATGTGGGCGAGGTCACTGCCTTCTATAATGATCCCATCAAGCAGGCAGAATATCTGTACAACCTTATAGAAAGCGAGATGAAATAATGGGAAATGTAATGCTGATTCCTGCAAGGCGTCAGGTTGGAAACACCGCGCGAAAGCAGGAAGATGAAAAACCAAAGCTCCGAGTCGTAGCGTACTGCCGTGTCAGTACTGACAGCGATGAGCAGGCTACCAGTTATGAAGCACAGGTAGAACACTATACCGAATTTATTCAGAAAAATGCAGACTGGGAATTTGCCGGAATCTATGCCGATGATGGTATCTCCGGTACAAATACGAAAAAGCGCGAGGAATTCAACCGTATGATTGATGACTGCAAGGACGGTAAAATCGATATGATTATCACCAAGTCCATCAGCCGATTCGCCAGAAATACACTGGACTGCCTAAAGTATATCCGCCAGCTTAAGGATATGAACATTCCGGTTCAATTTGAAAAGGAGTCCATCAACACAATGGATGCCAAGGGAGAGGTGCTTATCACCATTATGGCATCGCTGGCCCAGCAGGAATCACAGTCCTTAAGCCAGAACGTAAAGCTGGGATTACAGTATCGTTACCAGCAGGGGAAAGTGCAAATCAACCATAATCGCTTCCTCGGATATACGAAGGATGCGGATGGAAATCTAGTCATCGACCCAGAACAGGCAGAAATTGTTAAGCGCATCTATCGCGAATATCTGGAGGGTCTCAGCATGGACAAGATTTCTGCCGGTTTGGAGGCTGACGGGATTCTCACCGGTGCCGGAAAGCCAAAATGGCACACCAGTACCATCAACAAAATTCTCCGAAATGAAAAATATATCGGTGACGCCCTATTGCAAAAAACCTACACCACAGACTTCCTCAATAAAACCAGAGTCAAAAATAATGGCATCGTGCCTCAGTACTATGTGGAAGGCAACCACGAAGCGATTATTCCAAAAGATATCTACCTGCAGGTACAAGAAGAACTGGTACGCAGGCGAGTGGTTAAAACCAGCGCCAATGGCAAAAAGAGAAGTTACAGCTGCAACCACTGCTTCTCCCAGATGATTATCTGCGGCGAGTGCGGAGAAATGTTCCGCAGGCTCCACTGGAACAACCGTGGCTGTAAATCTATCGTCTGGCGCTGCATCAGCAGATTGGAGCCGACCGGACAAGAATGCCATGCTCGAACGGTAAACGAGTTGGTTCTTCAGGATGTTGTGGTTGCCGCCATCAATCAGATGCTCGGTGACAAAAGCGGCTATCAGGCTCAGCTCCAGCTAAACATCGCAGCAGTCATTCGTGCATCGCAAGCTACTTCTCTGGACAACATCGACTCCAAGCTGATGGCTCTGCAGCAGGAGCTTCTGCAAAAAGCAAACAGCAAAGAGGCCTATGACGAAATCGCGGATGAGATTTTCCGGCTTCGAGAACTCCGCCAGCAGACCACCGTCGATACTGCCGCAAGAGATGAGCAGATAAAACGAATCAATGACCTTCAGGATTTCATCGCCCAGCAAACTGCACACCTGACGGAATTCGATGAATCACTGGTGCGACGCTGGGTCAAGCAGATAACCGTTTGGGATGACCATTTCACCATCGAATTGAAATCCGGTGTTAGTATCGATATTGATGCATAA